CTAAAACTAATCGGTTGCCTTGGTCAGATGCCAAAGCCGCAGCCTCAGCCAAGGAAGCCTTTGATCGTCTTTGGAACATAAAGTGGACCCCACCTGGACGAGGTCTATGGGTAATGGGAACCCCAATTGTAAACGAAAAAAGAAATTCAGCAGCCTTGCAGAATTGTGCCTTTGTTTCTACAGGCTCAATGACTAAGACTGATCCAGCCAAGCCTTTTGCCTTTTTGATGGAGGCTAGTATGCTTGGAGTTGGAGTTGGCTTCGACGATAAAGGCGCCGATAAAGACTTCACAATTTATACACCGCAAGAGGGGGAAACATATGTCATTCCAGATACCAGAGAAGGCTGGGTCGAATCAACGGCCACGCTTATTAACTCTTACCTACGACCAGACTCGAAACGTCCTAGGTTTAACTATGATGAAATTCGCAAGGCAGGAGAACCTATCAAAATATTTGGTGGAACAGCAGCGGGTCCAGAGCCTCTCATTAAGTTACATCTTTACATTGATGGAATCTTCAAGGAACGTGCTGGTCAGAAACTTACCCGCATTGATATTGCTGATATTGGGAATCTTATCGGGGTTTGTGTTGTATCTGGCAACGTTCGGAGGTCTGCTGAGTTACTTATTGGCAGAATTGATGATCCAGATTTCCTCAATTTAAAGAACGCAGAAAAATTTCCAGAGAGAAACTCATACGATCCAGAAAAGCCAGGATGGGCTTGGATGTCCAATAACTCTGTATCAGTGAATGTTGGAGATAATCTAGATAACATAATTGATGGCATTTCTCGTAATGGTGAGCCTGGAGTTGTCTGGATGGATATCTCAAAACAATATGGCCGTCTTATTGATCCAATCAATAATAAGGATTGGCGCATTGCAGGATATAACCCTTGTGCAGAACAATCTCTTGAATCCTTTGAGTGCTGTACTTTAGTAGAGACCTATCTAAATCGTCATGAAGATATAGATGATTTTAAGAGGACCTTAAAGTTTGCTTATCTTTATGCCAAGACCGTAACTCTTATACCTACACACTGGGAAGAGACAAACGCCATCATGCAAAGAAATCGGCGCATAGGTACTTCTGTTTCAGGAGTGGCTAACTTTGCAGATAGAAAAGGATTACCAACATTACGTCAATGGATGGATGAAGGATATAAAGTAATCAAGACCTACGACACCACCTACTCAGAGTGGCTTGGTATCCGTGAGTCAATCAAGATGACTACCGTAAAGCCAAGTGGAACAGTTAGTATCTTGGCAGGTGAATCACCTGGCGTTCATTGGACTGTAGGCGGAGAGTACTTTAATCGTGCTATTCGGTTTGCAAACTCTGATCCAATGTTGCCTTTGTTTAAGATGGCTAACTACAGAGTAGAACCAGCAAGTGAATCTCCAAACACTACTTCTGTTGTATTTTTCCCAATCAAATCTAATGCTAGACGTTCTGAAAAAGACGTAAGCATTTATGAAAAGATGGCTCTCGCTGCCACAGCACAGAGGTACTGGTCAGACAACTCTGTAAGTGTAACTATCAGTTTTAATCCTGAAACCGAAGCCTCGGCTATTGGTACGGCTTTGCATATGTATGATGGTCAACTTAAAACCGTATCCTTCTTACCTTCTGGTAATGCTACCTATCCTCAAATGCCTTACACTCAAATCACTGCCGAAGAGTATGAATCAGAAGGAACTATGAAATTATTTCCAATTGATTTGTCAGGAGTTTATGCTGGTATGGCTGCTGATGCTATTGGTGAGGCGTACTGTACAACCGATGCATGTGAAGTAAGACTAATTAAAGATAATCAATAGCCTTCTGCTATTGCTTTGCCTTTTGCTTATGCTTTGCTCTGCTTTGCTGTTGCTTTGCAGTATGCTGCCTTGTGAAGTTCTACTTTATCTTTAATATTTAATAAAGGTCTAATATCTACATTATGTTTAAGAACCACCTTTGTTATGGCTCCTTCACACACAGGACAAACTAATACTAAACACTCTGTTGTTGTGCGGTCTTTTCTCCAACCCAAATTAACTAACTTATCCCAAAACAATTTTTCTGTATAAGGCAGATTAGGTTCTTTGTAATTTTTATACTGTTCTTGCTTATGCTTTACGTATTGCTTGTCTAACTCACTATATCGATCTACAAATTGCTGTTCATTCATGCCTTTGCTCCTAACTAACTTACTAACTTCTCCTGGCTGCCAGGTAAGTTAGTTCTGAGATAGCCCCACCATTTCTGATGGGGCTTCTCCTAGTGCTTCTCCTATTGCTTTCCCTGCTTATGCTTCTGCTATGGCTTCTGCTATTGCTTTGAGTTATTAACTGGGAACTGTTCCATTAACTGCTTAGTCTTTGGAGTAAGTCCATGCCAAGAACTCCAGTCTTCACCGCCCCTACTCATGTAGTAAGCGATACTTGCATTAACCACGGGATCGAGCAGTTCGGCATTAGTTTCTAAACCAAACTTTTTTCTACGATCTTCACCTAACTCTCCGATCATGTTTATTTGAAACACTCCCCAAGAGTTATCTCCTGTATCTGCGTTGCCATTATGAGCGAGAGGTCGCCCATTACTTTCTTTCTTGGCGACTGCCCACGCTTCTATGAGGTTTTCACCTTTGAAGCCTACGGCACTAAGCAACTTGACCAATTCAATATCGGTCAGTTTATGAGCGTTTTCATACTTTTCTAAAGTTGCTTCTTTTGTTGTTTCTTGCACTAATTGTGCTTCGGCTCTAGTTGGTGCTATTGCATCAGTTGTAGTTGCTACCCCAAATGCTATGGCTAAGGTCGAGATCGACCCACCAAGTATTAGCGTCTGTATTCTTGCTTTGGCTTTTGCTGATGCTTTGACTATAGTCTTTGGCATCTGCTCTGCTCTTATTCGTGCGTTTGTTTTCATCATCACTCCAAATAGTCGTTGGCACTTTCAGATGCCTTTGACTGGTGTGAACGAAGGCGGTGTAGATACCGCTCTGTCGTCTTGATCGATTGGTGTCCTAGTCGCTCTTTTACTTCATGTAGATCTACGCCGTTTTTTAATAACTGCGTAGCGTTAGCATGTCGTAAATCATGAGTTCTTGGAAACCAGCCGATTGCGGACTTGGCTATTGCTTTGTTCCATGTTGTTCTCCATACATCACGAGGCATGTGGCTCATATTGTTGATGAAACTCCCTTGCTCTTGCTTTTGCTGGTGCTTCTGCTTTGCCTTACGGCTTCCGCTTCTTACCTGCTCTGCTTCTGCTAGTGCTTCTGCTTGGGCTTTGGCTTTGCGGTAGTTTGCTACTGCTTGCCTACACCCTTCGCATCTACAACTCCCATGTGTATAGGAGTAAAGAGTTCCATGCTGGAACTGTTTTCCGCCTTTCTCGAATGGTCGAGAGGGCTTTGCGCTTCGTGAACCTTCTATTTTACTTGGGGTTAGCAGTATTGTTCTTGGGAACATCAGATCATCTTTTGCTATGCCTTTTGCTAGGACATACGCTTTTAACTGCTGTAATAGGGCTTTTCCTATCACTAGGCTTCTCTTATGCCCTGATTTCGTGGCATCTACTACCAAGAACCTCTCGCCATTGTTGTATTGCTTCCCTAGATCACTAACTCGCCTTTGGATAAAGATTTCGCCAGTTTTGAAATTGATGTCTTTTGCTCTTACTTCCGTTGCTTCACCATAGCGACACCCACTTGCTACTAGGAATTGGGCGAATAATTTTGTTCCTTGTGTCGGTAAATGCTTCACGATCTCTTTGAAATCATCAGGGGCTAGGAGATTAGATATATCGGCATGATTGACCTTGATCTTAATTCCATGCGTGGGGTTGCTCTCCACCTGACCAGCACTAACTAACTTTGAAAACATAGAGCCAAGAGAAGCCTTAACTTGATTGAGCGTTGCGGGCTTCACCCCACTTAGTTTTAGATCATCAATTAACTTAACTAGGTCTGAAGGCTTCAGGGAAGTTAGTTCTCGATCTCCTATAACTGGAATTACAAATCTAGTTAGAACCGACTTATAGCCCTTCTTTGTGATCGGCATGAGATCAGATACCGCCAGCCATTGATCTACAAAATCGCCCACCTTCAAATTAGCCTTTGAAGGGGTATTAGAGCCACTATTTTCGGCATGTATGGCGTGATACATGGCTTCACTCTTACTAGCCCATGTGCCAGCCGATAGACGGCGATTTGCAAGCCTGTAATAGCCTGTAAATCTGCCGTTGCGTTTAATCACATACGCCATAAGTTCCCCTGTTCTACTGGCGAGTAATGACCCTTCTACTGGTGAGTAATATTACTGGTCAGTAGGTTCTTAGGCAAAAAATAACCCCCAGCCCCATGAGGGCTGAGGGTGATTTGGATTACATACGGACTAGGCAACTTGGCTTATGCGCTTGGAACTAACTTGGTGGAACACCAGATAAGTTAGTTAATCTGGATTTAAGCCTGAACTAACTTTTCTGGAATTAAATAAAGTTAGTTCATTACCAACTGGCTTGATAACTAAATCCCAAATCGTGATCACTTTCTAATAGGGAAGTAATTAAATCAATCGTATATTCCAGTTGATAAAAATAATAATCACTTAGTTCATTACCACCAAAGAAAAATCCTTCAACTGGTGGAACTGGATTTTCAAAAGTTGTTGGAGTTAATTCCGTTTCTAAACTGTTTAAGTAATCACATAATTGATAAAAGACTTTTTGGTTTTCAATCTGATATTCACGATCAGGATTAGCCAAAGCCTTAATACAATCGCTTCTGAGGTTTAATAAATCCTCATCACTTAAATAGATTACTTGGCACTCATCAACCCCTTTACCACATTTATCAACTATCCAGCCATGAATAGCATTTGCCTTGCGCCAATAACCAACCATTGATTTAACAATTACATTAGAAAAATCAGGAGTTGGTAAATCTTTTAATCCAGCAAGATTTTTAATTTCATCATACGAACTAGTTTTATCA